AAATGTTCTACAAATTCATTATCTATGTACTTCTGGTGTTGTTTATTTGCTTCATTTATTTCTTTTTTCATTTTGGATTTGTCTCTGGATTCTGTCATTTATATTATATTCACATATTTCCATCGATGAGTATAAATCTCAAATAAAAAATGGCACAATAATATATAATGTCGAAAATCTTGGATCTTTTTGATAAATACTTGAAACCATACTATTTATACATTTTGATCACATTTGTCTTGATAATCTTTATAATTGCAGGATATTACGGTTACAAGAAGTATGCAGTTCCATCCATCGAAAATGATAAGTATAAGGATGTTTCCAATGCAAATAGGCGCAATAAGGAAGCCATTTTATATTTCTTCTATGCCGATTGGTGTCCTCATTGCAGAAAGGCAAAACCAGAGTGGAATTCTTTTAAACAAGAATATGATAATGATAATAAATTAGTAAACGGTTACAGAGTTGTATGTAAAGGAATTGATTGTACAAAAGACCTTCATGACGATAATTGTGACGATGAATGTAGAAATGTGAAAAAATTGGTCACTCAATATCAAGTGGATTCATATCCTACAGTGAAATTGATCAACAGCGATGGTGAGACCATTGAATTCGACAGTAAGATCAGTAAGAACACACTCGAGCAGTTTGTCAACACTGTATTGCAGGATTAAACTCATCGAATAGTTTTTCACCCGTTTCAATCATCTCTTCTCTGATTTCTATTTTTGAAGTCATGTTGAGAATTTCACTCATAGATGATCCTATACCTGGCACATAAACAGTGTTCTCTATTTGAGTCAATGATTTTTGCATGATTCTATTACGTAATAGTATTCCAAAACAGGTTTGCACGAAATCCAATAAATGCATTCTCTCATCAATACTATTCGGCACATTTTTGCAAACTTTTTTGATTGCAAAAATTTCATCTTCATTAAAGTGTTGAGAGGCAATATCAATCGGGAAATCCATCGTTGGACCACCATCAATGTAGCAATTGTCCCCGACAATAATAGGAGAAAACATCACAGGAATACATGCCGACGCATAAACCACATCAACCAATTTCCAATCGGGGTGTGTAGTATGTGAAAAATCAACGTATGTGAAACTGTTCATTTCAGTAGCATAGATGTGTAAATCGACCTGATTAAATTCATAGAATTCTTTTAATGTAATATTGATGTCAAGATCTTGAGATTTAAGCAAAGGTTCAAAAATGGAATAAAAATGGCCGACATCAAATATTCCTTTTTTATCATATGCATCAATACATGCATCAATATTCATATGGAACAATTTATCCCATGGGCGTTTCTTCAAATAATCATCCAATATATTCATATCTATTTTTAGACTGATTACTGCCAATATCAATGCGCCTGCCGAAGTACCATAAATAGACTCAATACTTGACCAGTCTAGATAATCTGTTTGAAATGCACGCTTTAGAACACCAAAAAAGGTCATTAGATTTTGACCTCCTCCTGATACTACGATTGAACGTATATTTACTTTATCTTTTTCTTGATTCATGTAGTTTATTTTTGTTACCATTTTATTATTTTTTTATAATATATTATAAATGACATCGGTGTTTATATTAGACAATGATAAAGAGACATCTACCAAAGTGAATATAGATGAACTCTATGAGAAACGTCAAAAACGAGATTTAAAACAATTATCTATATTTAAAAAAATCCTTAATCGCATTCATAAACGCATTGAATACACTGCCAAGAACAAATACTGTAAAGATACACACATATGGTTTGGTGTTCCCGAATATTTGGTTGGAGAACCGATATATAGTAAAGCCGAATGTATTGCATATATTGTATCAGAATTGGAAGTCAACGGGTTCCACGTCAAATACATACATCCCAATACATTATTTGTTTCATGGCATACATGGGTTCCATCATATGTGAGAAATGAAATAAAAAAGAAAACGGGTGTAGTATTAGACGAATTTGGTAATTTTATTGAACGCATTGAACAAACGACTAAAAAGCAAGAAATCGATCCACTTTTACAGAATCCTCGTATACAGGCTGTATTGCAAAACGAAGAGGAGAATTCCAAAAAATTCGCTTCCATTAAGGACTACAAACCCAGCGGTAATTTTCTTTACAATGAAGATCTCATGCGTAAAATAGAGAACAAAATAAAATGATTTTCTCACTATAAAACAAATGACCCAAGGAAAAACAATAAAAATGATTCGAAAGAGCAAATCTCATAGAAAAACAATCAAAAGCAAAGGCAAAAAAATTTATTCAACAAGTGAATATAATAGCAAAGATGGTATGTTGACAAGTGTATGGGGTCCAAGTATGTGGCATGTACTTCACACTATAAGTTTTAACTATCCTGTTAAACCATCTATACAACAACAAAAACATTATCGCAACTTTGTATTGAGTCTAAAACATGTACTTCCATGTGGTAAATGTAGAGACAATTTCAAAACGAATCTAAAACAGTTACCACTATTAAAAAAACACATGAAAAACAGAAGTACCTTCTCAAAATACATGTATGATATCCATGAATTGATTAATAAAATGTTGAACAAAACATCGTGTCTCACATATTCCGAAGTGAGAGAACGATATGAACATTTCCGTGCAAGATGTTCCAAAAGTAAAGAAATAGAAATCAAAATCAAGGAAAATGGATGTATACACCCACTTAAAGGACAAAAATCCAAATGTGTATTGAAAATAGTTCCAGACGACGAGAAATGTGAATCATTTCAAGACAAAATATAATTATAAAATATACTTTTTAATTATATACAATGTCTGACTATGATACTTCTAATAATGAAATTTTAGAAAAACAGGAAAAACAAGAGAAACAAACAGAATTTTGGGGATCCAACCCAAACGTATTGTTTCAAAATATACATGAACTCTTTCCAAATGAGAATATGGATTATATTCAAAATATCAATGCAATCACACGTTTAGTGATTGTTTTAGTAGTTGTTTCCTTTGTTCTTAGCAAGAGTGTACGATTGTTGCTCATCGGCGTCGCTACATTGGTATTCATATATGCAGTGTATTTTTATCAAAATAAGAGGAAGGAAGAATTCAGCAATCAATTAGACGATATACTTGACGATCTAAATGTGGATAAAAACGATGTTTTTGCTGAACCCACCTCTTCAAACCCATTTGGAAATGTATTGGTGACTGATGTTGAACTCAATCCGGATAAGAAACCTGCACCACCAGCATTCAATTACAATGTAAATGAAAGTATTATTGAACAAACAAAGAAAATGGTGGAGGAAGCCAATCCTTCTCAACCAAATATTAGAGAAAAACTATTCAAAGATTTAGGAGAAGAACTTTCCTTGGAACAATCATTACGTCAATTTCATTCAAATGCGAATACAAGTGTTGTAAATGATCAAACGGGATTTGCCGAATTCTGTTACGGTAATATGGTCTCATGTAAGGAGGGCAATTTATTTGCATGTGCTAAAAATGCATCCAATTACAATTTATATTGATTAGTGTAGAAACAATTTATATCATATATTATATATTAGTAATGACAACACCGAACACTACATTTAACAACTTGGGTAGAATTGGTGCTGATAAATCGGATAACAGTCAAAGAAACCAATCCAATACAAAATTCGCCAACTACACTTTAGAAAACCACTTGCAAAATACCAATTCGAACGAACATGTTCAATTTGCCACATCAACCCACGCAATGAACTTCAAAAATACAGTGGGTGGTGGATTACCTGCAAATGCAGTTGACTACGATTCATTGCTTTCAATCAAGTCAAAGCAACAGAGAGAATTCGAGAAACTTCAATTGCATCCAAGACCATTTGCAACAGTTCCATATTTAGGAAAAGGAGGAGCCAACCCTGATATGGAGAGTAAACTTCTTCATGGTGAAGTAGTCAGTGATCGCAAAAGTCAGTCCACTATTATGGATAAATCATACATCAATTACGACGAATACCCTCTTATGGATGATGTGAAGAAGCGCATCAACGATCCTTCAAAGGCTATTGAGGAGTTGGCTCTTGATGGATGGAGACGTGGAGGTGTTTCCACACGTGAAATAAATATTAGCGAAAATTAATTTAGATATTATCATATGATTGATATTAATGTATAACTTTGATATCAATATTGAATATTTTGAAAACAATTCCTATCGTCAATGCCTTCGTGAAGTCATGAATATGGACGTTTCACAAATGACTTTTGAACAATATAAGGATGAATTAGATGACGAAACTAAAGACGAATTACTCATCGATGAAAAACAAATGTCTGCTGCTATGGATGATATCTATGAAAAAACTAAAAAACTTGAATCGTTCCAGTCTTTATATAGCAGCGCAGCCGCATTGATGTTTTCAACTGATCCAAATATAGGTTTAGCGGTTCTTTTTTCATACGACTATTTTTCCGTTTTTCACATGTGCATACAAGCATTTCATAAAAATGATTTGGAATCGATGAATACCAAAATAGAACAATTGCATAGTTTATTGCGAAAATAATGTGTATATATATAAAAAGAATGGCCTCAACCCGTAATAAAAATACTGCCGGTGATTATGAATTAGAAAAAATGAAGCATGCGAAGGGAACAGAGTATTTGAGTTATCAACAATTCGGTCAACCTGTTGCGTCACATCATCCTGGAAATGGATTGATGCCAGCAAAGACATGCCGCAACGAATTGGCTTTTAATGCTTGTGATATTGAGTCGAGTCTTTTTGGAATCGGTGCTAACAATTTGGTGATACCAAATCAAAAGGTAGATCCACAATTGAAAAATGTCCAGTGTTTGGATGTATGTACGAGAAAACCAGTATTCGTGAAAGAACCTATTGTTTTTAATAAAAATCAACGACCCATGTATATTAATTAAATTTGACCACAATCTTTACGGACTCTTTTTTAATACATTTTGTCGCTGAAATGGACAGTTCTTCACGTTTCTTGCGAGTTTTTGTCGCATCCAAACTGCTGATTTTCTCGATCGAGTTTTTTGCACTCACATTACGCAGATTCATATCATTTTCTATGTCATCATAGTTTTGCTCAATATACTTCAAAATATCATTTTCAATAGACCATTTGAAAAAATTCAACTGACCTATTGTCGTCTCCACATAATTGTTTTCTAGGTAAGGGAATTGAATGCGCTCCCATCTACAAAACGGATCAAAACGGCGTTTACTATATGATTTGAGTTTTAGTTTGTAATCATTGTATACCTTGAATCGATTCGAGTTTCCCAATTCATCGGTAACATTATACACCACAAAATGCTTTTTGGCATAATTGGTAACAAACCAATCCACAATGCGTAAACTGATCTTCGATTCTCCGTTAATAATGCCGATCATATATGTTAAATGATCCGTATTTTTGTAGAATTTTTCCAAATTCTGTAGCAATAAATCATTTTGACTTGTGTATCTATTCAATGACATATTTGTTATGAATTGTGGTTTGTTTTTTATATTTGTTTTTGATGATTATAAATTTTGGAATTAAAAAATTGATTCAAAAAAAAAGATACAGTATTCATAAACCAAATATTAATTATGTTTGAAAATTATCCAGAACATGAACGTGTGATGTTAAATAGTGCATACGATGTTATTAGTCGTTTGGAGAAATGGAGTTATTTGAAGGAATTTGATCCTATAGATGGAGGATTTATGTTTACAATAGACCCAGTAGCTAACTTCATCATGCAAGAAATAAGTAATGCATATGGTAGTCATAGTGGTTCATCTATGGCAATTACTATGCGTATAATGCAAAAAATAGCTCAAGAAAAATAAAAATGCGTATTCACTATCCGAATATTCACTTTCACTCATTGTATAATAGTATAAGAGCAAAAGAATTGACACGATAACGTCTAAATATTTAAGTTAAAGAAGTTAAATATTTTTTATTGTATACTCACATGGATAAAGATCAAAAAATAATAGAGTTAGAACAAACAATTTCTAAATTAGAAGAAGAATTACGAACTACCAAAGATCATCTCAAAAGATACACTGCTCCTTCCTACAAGAAGGAATATTATGAAAAAAATAAAGATACTATAAAAGAGAGAAACTATAAATATAAAGAGAAGACTAATTACAAGCCAACATCAGAACAAGTAAAAGTATACAATCAACGAGCATATTTGAAAAGAAAAGAAAAACTCCGAAAGGAAATGGAGGAATCACAGAACATTTAGTAATAATTGATTATTTTGAGAAAATTACTTAAAAATAAACATATGTAATATATATATGGAAAATACATTGACTAAACAAGAGTTTTTACTACAATCAAAACAACAGAATTTGAATGTATGTTCTGATTATATTCGTGGATGTCGTAATACATTATCACCAGAATACACTAAAAAGAAATGTGAGCAATGTTTGGAAAAGAGCCGATTAAGAGACAGACAACGTCGCGGCAAAGCGGTAGATACAACTATTAATGATAATAAGAAAAAATGTTCCAAATGTACTACTGAAAAAGAATTAGAATGTTTCAAAGGAGTCAATGGTGGAATGACAAAGACTTGTAATACATGTCGTGAAAACAATAAAAAGCAAGACGTGAAACGCGATAAAGAACATCGTAATGCTGTTGCTCGTATTGCTGAGTCCAAACCGGAACGAAAGACTGTAAAAAAGGCTTGGGCTGAAAACAATCATGAGAAAGTTACCTTAAAAGGTATGAATTATCGTCAAAGACAAATTGAAAACGATGTTGATGGCTATCAAAGAAAGCAGGCGGAAAATGCCAGGAAATGGAGAGAACAAAATCCGGAAAGAAATATAGAAATTAAAAGAAAACTATATGATTCAACCAATGGTCAATATAATATTTATAAGAGTTCGGCATATCAGAGAAATATAGATTTTTGTTTGGATTTTCAACTATATGAATCTATTGTATTTTCACCATGTGTTTATTGTAATCAAATTCAAGAAAGGGGATTTAATGGTATTGACCGTGTGGATTCTACTATTGGATACATTGAAACTAATTGTCAAAGTTGTTGTCAAATGTGTAATTACATGAAAGGTTGTTGTGGTGTTGACTATTTCTTGAAGAAAGTAGAGCACATATTAACATTTAATGGCAAAATATCTGGAAATTTGTGTTATGAAGTCATGCCGAACTCTAACAGTAGATACTACAGTGATTGTAAACACTCTGCTATTACTAGAAATAAGTCTTTTGAAATATCACGAGAAGTTTTTGATAAAGTTCGACTACATGATTGCTATTTATGTGGGAAAAAAAATTCACCCGAGCATCGCAATGGTATTGATAGAGTAGATAATAACATTGGCTACACAGAAGAGAATGTAAAATCCTGTTGTTGGGACTGTAATGGATTAAAGCGTGATTATTCATTGGATGATTTATTTGATAAAATTATAAAAATTCATGAAAATACAAAGAACGATAATATTAATGATACGAAGGCATCAGTTGATAACAAACGAAAAATCGTGAATGAAAAGAAAAAGACAAAGGAAGAAATCAGGGAAGCCGCAAAACTTCGAAAAAAAAAGCAAAGAGAACGTTTGAAAGAAAAATACGGCGATGAAGAATACAAAAAAATGCGTGCGAAAGAATTGGCTGATTTTAGAAAATCTAAAAAATAATTACATACTTTGTAAATATTTTTCATATTTATTTTTTGTTACTTCACTAGAAGCATTTTTGAAAATATTTTAATAAATATACATAAAATGTAGGTCACACTTTGTAGGTCACAAAATTAGTTGCTGTATGCTACGCCCGCCATACCTGACATGACTCTAAGCACGTTGTAGTTAACGGCGTACACTCTTACCTTGGCAGTGGCAACACCAGAGACAGTTCCGGAGGAAAGGACAAGTTGAAGGACAGCATTGTCGATTCTGGAGAAGTTGCATGTTCCAGATGGTTGGTGCTCCTCAGGTCTCAATGCGAAAGAATACACGTTGATACCTGTGGAAGGAGCACGGGTGTGGTGTTGGTAAGGTTGGACAACATCGAAGTATGATCCCTCACGCTCGGAGAATCTGTCTTGGCCGTTAAGTTGAAGCTTAGCGGTGACGACAGGGTTCTCACCCCAACAGTGAAGGTCAAGGGCGGTCTCACCAAGAACGAATGTTCCGGCATCAGAAAGAGCGGATCCGGCAGCGACAACACCAGCAGAGTTGACGATGTCAGCACCATCAGCGTTCTGGAAAAGACCGGATGAGTTGATAATGCCATTAACACCAGAGTTCTCGGAAGCACCTCCAAAGGCATGAAGGGCGTTAGGAAGAGCATCAATGGCATCAGTGTAGTTGAATGGCTGAGCACCAAGAGTCTTGTAAAGGACTGTTCCAGGAAGGAGGGAAGCACAGTAGTCAACGTTGGCATCAGGTTGGACAACCCATACCAATTCCTTACATGGGTGGTTGAAGTTCAACTTGATCTTGTTGGAAGAAGATCCAACAGATTCATCACCAGTGAACTGAAGTTGTTCGAACAAGTACTCATGAGGGTTTTGGGCCATCTTTCTACGCTCATCAGTATCAAGGAAGATATAGTCGACGTAAAGGGAGGCGGCAACAAGGGATTGTTGGTAGGCGGCTTGGACAGATACGGAACCTGTGGTCGCGTCAAGCTTGCTGACGGCCCACAAACATTCACCAAGAGGTCTAAGATCAAGGTTGATCTTGACTTCGTGGTATTGAAGGGCAATCAAAGGAAGAGCAAGTCCAGGGTTTCTGCAAAACCAGAATTGAAGAGGAACGTAAAGTGTGGTCTCAGGAAGAGCGTTTCTTGGAGCACACACTTGAGCAGGTCCTCCGTTCTCGGCACAAGGTCCGTTAACGTCGGCGAAGGCAGGATCAGTGATGTATGTAAGTTGAGTGGTGTTTCCAATCATCTTGTAGTAACCCTTTTGTTGTTCAGATGTAAGGGTAAGTTCGTTCCAGATGTGGAGCCAGTCACCGTATTGTCTATCGATTCTTTGACCTCCAATTTCAACCTCAACTTGAGCAATAAGTTGCTCACCGATGCAGTCCAACCATCTGGCATAGACATCACCAGAGGCAGGACCTTGGTTGATCTCAGGAAGAGTCACTTGAAGATAGGTTCTGTAGGCAAGATCACCATTTCTGGAGATAGTGCATGAAACACGCTTACCGAAGTCAGCTTGTCCGTTGAATGTTTGCTCAATGGATTCCATGGCAAAGTTTGTGTGTCTTCTGTAAGAAACCTTCCAGAAGGTGATCTCAGGAGTTCCGGTAAGGAAAACGTCTTGTGCGCCGTAAGCGACTAGTTGCATCAAAGCTCCACCCATAGTGTATAGTATTGCTATAGAAAATAATTCTGAGGAAATTAACTAATTAATTCAACTTCATATTTTTATAAATAAACTCGTCCAAATATTCTTTCCTAAATACCTCTCGTTTTCCGTCATGTTTTCGTTTAAAAATATATTCATCGTTAATTTTACGAACGGACCAACCATCTTCAATTGTATTCATAATAAAGTTCATTTTTTCGAATTCTTTCTTACTTATTTTCAATGTTTCCATATAGTCTAACAATCCAGAATTTATATGGATATTTTACATAAAAATAGGTAAGTATGTAAAAAATATAGAAACATGAACAATGAAATTTATAATAAAAATGAAAAAAAATATAATTCATAGTATTGATACTAAACACTCTGAATTCATAGAAAATTTCGAAAAGGACGAGGAAGAAATAATTCCTAAACTAGAACTAGAGAAAGAAGAGTTAAAGAAGGAAATGAAAAGACAAAAGAACATTAGAAATCATATTGAACTCAAAGAACAAATCGATGAAATCAATACTAAAATAAAGGAAATCAAAACCAAGAAGAAGAAATACTTTCTAAACAACTCCAAACATTTATTCGATTATTTTGAATCCAAGAAAAATATATCTTCCGGGGAACAACAAAATGTGAATGTGCTCAACAATTTTTTCAAAGTGAAAAATTTTGTAGAAAATGACAAGCCAGATCACTCTAAAAATCCCATTATTCAATATTGGAAAAATGTCAATAATGAAATACACAATCCCAATGATTTTGTTATTTCAGCCGATGTCTGCATGTTCTGTAATGTAGGTGAAATGATTCCACAAGAAGATGATGGAATTATACTTTGTAATAATGCAGAATGTGGTAAATTCATTCCACATATTATGGACAGCAGTAGACCTCTAAATAAAGAACCACCTCACGAAGTATCTTATACATCTTATATTCGTTTGAATCATTTCAAGGAAATATTGTCCCAATTTCAGGCAAAAGAAACCACCCAAATTCCCGATGAGGTGATCGATAACATTCGAAAAAGACTCGTTAAGGAGCGTATCAAAAACATTGCACAAGAGTTGAATTATGAGAAAATGAGGGAAATATTGAGAAAATTGGGATATAATAAATATTTCGAACACATTCAATATATCAATTCTATTTTCGGAATTCGACCTCCGGTAATGAGTGAAGAATTGCATGAGACTTTATGTGTTTTATTTATTGAATTGCAAAAACCATGGGCAATGCATTGTCCGGCAAATAGAACCAATTTCTTCAATTACACTTACACACTTTATCAACTCTGCGTCTTACTCGACCAAGCACAATACTTGCCATATATTCCCTTGATGAAAGATCGAGAAAAGCAATTAGAACAAGACCAAATATGGAAAAAGGTATGTGAAGAATTGGATTGGCAATATTTTCCGACAGTATAGTCAGGATTTTTGATTTCGTATGCGCGGTAGTAATCTAGATCCGTAAATCGAATGAACACTTTTTCTGGAACGTCTGTAGTTTCTTTGACTTTTATTCGAGTTTTCATCGTTTGTCACTAACTTTTCATCTATTTTTGTTTCAGGCGAAGTCTTCTTGCATAATGAGGCTCCCATAATTATTTATTATGAAAAATAATAAACAATTAAAAATAATCAATTTTTTATGCGCTACACATTTCGCATATATCATGTTCATCTTCATCTTGAGAATTTTCATTCTTATTCTCTGGCTCAATCGTAAACTGTTGTGCTTGGTGACGAGCACGACGCCTCAAATAGTAAATTCCGGTTTTCAAACCCTTTGACCAAGAATGAAAATGCATAGAAGTCAATGTATTGTAATTCGGATCTTCCAACCACAAATTGAGACTTTGACTTTGACAAATATAGACTCCACGGTCGGCTGCCATGTCTATCAAATGCCGCATAGGTATTTCCCACACGGTTTTATATTTATCACGAATTTTCTGGGGTATTATCTCGATTTGTTGGACACTACCGTTGTTTTCGATAATATTGTTTTTGATTTTCTCATTCCATATACCCAGATCAGCCAATTCTTGCATCAAATATTTATTTGTCAATAAGAACTCGCCGGCAATAGTCCTTCTATTATAAATATTACTGGTGATGGGTTCGATACACTCATTTACACCCAAAATCTGAGATGTGGATGCAGTAGGCATAGGAGCCATCAAAAGTGAATTACGCACTCCATGTTTCTTTATTCTTTGCTTCAAACCATCCCAATAATATCTACCCGACTTAGGCTGAAAATCCCACATGTCGAATTGCAAGATTCCTTGTGATATTGGAGATCCTTCATATGATTCATATGGGCCATATTTTGCAGAAAGTTCACATGACATTTCCAAAGCAGCATTGTAAATGGTCTCGAAGATATCACTGTTAATCTTTTTTGCTTCATCGCTATAAAATGGTACATTCATTTTCAAATAGACATCGGCCAAACCAGAAACGCCCAATCCAATAGGTCTATGTCGCATGTTGGATCGACGGGTTTTTTCAGTGGGATAATAGTTCACATCAATTACACGATTCAAATTTTCAGTAACTGTCTTGGTAACACTATGTAGTTTATCATAATCGAAGACGCCATTCTTGACAAAAGTTGGGAGTGCAATAGATGCCAGGTTACAAACAGCAGTTTCGTTTTCATCACTGTATTCTACTATTTCTGTGCATAAATTACTCGACTTGATAGTCCCCAAATTCTTCTGATTACTCTTTTGGTTACATGCGTCCTTGTATAATAAATAGGGTGTGCCTGTCTCCATTTGCGCATCCAAGATTTGAAACCACAATTGACGTGCGTCGAAACTTTTGCGACCTTTACCTTCTGATTCATATTTTTCATATAAAGTCACAAATTCGTTACCATATACTTCTGACAATCCAGGACATTCATCTGGGCACATAAGAGTCCATTTTTGATTCGTTTTTACACGCTCCATAAACAAATCGGGAATCCATAAAGCATAGAAAAGATCACGTGCTTTCAATTCTTCATCTCCGTGATTTTTACGCATTTGTAAAAACATTTCGACGTCTGCATGCCAAGGTTCCAAATAAATGGCGAAAGATCCATTACGTCGCCCCCCTCCTTGGTCAACGTATTTAGCAGTATTATTGAACACTTTCAACATAGGAACAATACCATTAGACGAGCCATTGGTTCCTCGAATATGACTTTCTTTCGCCCTTACATTATGTATATGTAAACCAATGCCTCCTGCCCATTTCGATATCAAAGCGCACTCCTTCAAAGTATTGTAGATTCCTTCAATGCTATCACTTTCCATTGCTTGCAGAAAACACGACGATAATTGGGGTTTACGAGTTCCAGCATTGAACAATGTGGGTGTTGCATGTGTGAAATATTTTTGTGACATCAATTCATAGGTTCGTTTGATTTTTTCAATGTCACTTCCATGAATACCAATAGCGACACGAAGCCACAAATGCTGGACACGTTCAACGACTTTTCCATCGATTTTCATTAAATAAGCCCGTTCCAATGTCTTGAAACCAAAATAGTCGATTAAAAAATCTCTATTATAATCACATAAATCATCCAAAATATCCTTGTTGTCACGTACGAAAAAAATCAAATCATCGCTAACAATGGGCGAATGAATACCATGTTTATCGGTAAAAGTGTATAATGACTCCATCACTTCGGAAAATTTATCTTTTGTATTTTTTTGATGATTTGAACCGATAATGTGGCCAGCCAAAACATTGTAATCAACATGTGTGGACGATAACGATGCACATTGTTCTGCGGTGAGTTCATCGATTTTAGTGGATGATATTTTATCATACAACTGATCAATCACCTTCATTACTAGAGCAGTACTGTTTACTTTTAATGAATGAGTTTGACATATCATTTTCACTCGGTTTAAAATTTTATCAAACTTCACTGGTTCTGTTGAGCCATTTCTTTTGAGAACATACATATCGTCACCTGAATCCATAGTTATATAATTCTATAAATAAAAAAGTTTATATTGTTTTCGCAAAATGATTCTATACAAATTTCATATGAGTTTCACCAATTTTAGTTTATGTTCCGTTTTCATATTGTGCAACATTCGTGAGTCATTTTCGTTTGATACATACACTCTTTGCTTGGGTGCTCTATGTTCAAATCCTGTTTCTCTCTCGTTTATAATTATATTCCATGTATCGGCAATAATTGGATAAACGTGTTTAAACCAATGCTTGTTGCGTCTTACTTCGACGCACGATAGTTCTTGAAGATACCAATAACACTCTCTAATATAGGTGTATGATTTACTTTTCATATCGATTATTTTTTGTGCCTTCCATAATTCAACACTGTTCACAGTTTTATCGAAATCAATGGGCATATATTCATATTTCCAATCTCCACTATTTACAAAATGCAACACAACCCCTTTGTATTCGTAATTGTCCCGGTAAAACTCGTTTATATCTTCGAATTCTTTAAAACGTGTTTCAAGAAAGTCACAATACTCCAATTTACATGTTTCCAGTTGTAACTGTATTTGCACCCAGTATTCCTTCTTTGGAATACCATTGATGGTTCGATTATAAATGTTTTTCACTTCCAACATTCTGCCATATTTTTTTGATGAAGGATCCACATTGATTCCATCCGGAGATGCGCCTATAAATTTATATTCATCGTGTTGTATACAGCCAAAATCCTCGATTTTAGTATTGTATATTTTTTCATATATTTCTATGGATAATGGCTCAAATATATTTCCCCATTGCATACTAGCACTGTAAATATTGCTCGATTTGTCACTGAAACTTTTACATTTTTCATATATAAGACTGTTCTGTACAGATTCACTCCCAAATGCCTTCCAAATATTACTCGCTGTCAAAAGATTATGTCTGAATTTATACCACTCATCTGTGCGTTGAGTCGGTTGGGGCAGATTTCGCAAATAATCGATTTGCGATTGAATGTATTCAAGATCTTCGATTTCTTCCGTCATTGATTGCGATCTATATGGATGTGTATTCTGGTTCTCGAAGAACAATAGTACAAAGGTAAACAAATAATTGAAGATATCTTCGTCGTCTTCCTCTTCACATAAATCCATTTCCAACCAATCTTCAAAATAATTCTCGAATAATATTTGAGTTATTCTTTCCATGAAATCCGGGTTAATATACAACATTGGGTCCTCATTTAGTTCATCGATTATGGCATCGTAAATCATTGTAAAGTAATCATCGTCCTCGGTTTTACTTAACTTATCAAACAATTGCATATAGTAATATTATGAAATATATTAATATACTAAATTTAACATTCAATTTTTTCTTCATTTGATGTCGATACTTGCGTATTCGATATACTTTTGTTTTTCCCACAACTTCGTTTTGGAGTGAGAGATTTCATTGTTGAAACTCTCCTTTCCATATTTTTAATGGTGAACTTTTTATGACTGCTGTTGTAAATTAATCCAGGAATACTCAGAATAACTCCATTTACTTTATCATATTCGACGTCTTTTACTTTTTTCAATTTATTCTTCTCGATGCACTCTGAAAAATACTCTTTTAGTTCAGATGAATTATTCGTACTGTATATCTCAGCATAAGTATGCAACTTATTCAGTTTCGACGAATTATCCAATTTGTTCCATGTTTCGTTTTTATTTTGTTCTTTTTCTGCTTCTAACAATCTATTCAAATTATCTATTTGATCTATTTGATCTATTTGCGCTTCCATTTCTATTTAATTACATCGCAATCGTTCTATTATGTTTTTAAAAATATATAAAAAAATATGGAGAATAAGATAGTTACAATCGAGAAAAACAAGACGATCAAAATAGTAAAGGAGCAGAAACAAAGAGTAATTGTAAATACCAATGAAAATTGGACGAATTGTACAGAAAATCAATATGAAATAATACGCGAAAAAAAGGAACCGGAGTATAGCAATATTTTGATAGAAGTCAAAAAGAAAATATCAGGATATAAATCCCAAGATAAAACAAAGCAAAAATACGATGTCCATCAATTTGTTGATTTGAATTTTACAATGAATTTACTGGAAAACTCAGAATATAAATGTTATTATTGTAAGAATAATGTTTTAGTAGTTTATTCATTTGTTCGCGATCCGAAGCAATGGAGTTTAGAGCGTTTGGACAACAGTTATGGTCACAATAAAAATAATGTTGTACTTGCATGTTTGTCTTGTAATTTACATAGACGCACAATGTATCATGAGCGTTATGCATTCACAAAACAGTTGGAAATAATTAAAATAAATTGAAAAGTATCTAAAAACCTTTTTACACCCTATTGAAAACAATGGATGAAACAAGTATTGAAAAAATAAAATCGAGATTAAATAATTTTTATGAAAATAACGATATACCCCATATTATATTTTACGGATCATCTGGTAGTGGTAAGAAGACCATATTGTTTGATTTTTTGCAAAAAATATATGACAATAAACAAAAAGCAAAATCCAATACAATGATTGTTAATTGTGCCCATGGAAAAGGAATCAAATTTATTCGTGAAGAATTGAAGACGTTTGCGAAGTCCAATATGAAATATAATTCAAAAATTCATTTCAAAAGCATTGTTTTAATAAACGCAGATAGTCTCACAACGGATGCACAGTCAGCATTGAGGAGATGTATAGAATTATTTAGTTATAATACACGATTCTTCATAGTAGTGGAGAACAAAGAACGACTGTTAAACCCAATATTATCTCGATTTTGTGAAGTATATATTCCGAAAAAATTATTAGATTATAAAAAATCATGGTACGAAAATGACGATTTTATAGAATGGTTATCAAAGGATGAAAATAATGTATTATATCAATTGCTCCAGAGAAAGCCCATTGATAATGAAAAATTGGTGACTTTCTCACAGAAACTGTATACGCAAGGATTTTCATGTATGGATTTGATATTTTTTATAAAACAGTCCATATTAATCGGACCCAATGAAGTTTCGGAAATTCTTTTCACATTTTATGATGTAAAATCAACCATTAAAAATGAAACATTTCTAATGTTTTGTATTTTACAGAAATTTTTGTTTACATTGAATCATGCAAGACAGGACAGTTCGGGTAAATCTATTATTTTGTCATGATTCACCTTTGCATAACACTTCAAACATACCATACAATCCACTATAGAATCATGTAGATTCGTAGGAGTTTCGTTGAAAAGTTTCTCGTAGAGTTCGATAAGTTTAGGATTTTTCTTGAAGTCGCCATATTTACCTTTGATCATAATATTGCAAATATGTTTTCCCTTTTCCATTGTGCAATGCTGCTGAATTCCCCATAAATCGTTGAATGTATCATTGAAGAGAATCCATGGATCGTTGATGGATTTCATATTCATGGCCTCGAAGTTACGGATCACTTCCAATTGAATCATTTTTTTGTCGAAATTCAAATTGTGTGCAACAACATGTTTGACTTGCAAATAGTATTTGTGGAATTCATTGATGGCTTCAACAATAGAGACTCCGTTATCACATTGCTCTTTTGTGATTCCGGTAACACGAAACGCATCTCCATTAAAGTCTACATTTTTCAGATCCTTTATGTAGGTATTGTATGATTTCACGACAGTATTTTCCTTGAAATCAAATATAATGAAACTCAGTTGAACTATGTAAGGATAACTCGCATTTTTTTGGGTAATGTCTGTATTTCTAGGCCAAAGGCCTGAAGTTTCGGTGTCAAATACTAATACAAGATTTTCGGATTCCATAATGATTTTATATGCTACTGAATATTGTCAATAAAACAATTCAATTTTTTATTAATATTTTTCAATTTTTTCTATTGTGTAATAATGGTAATAAATAAACATTTCAATACATTATAATGGAAAATGATATAACATTTGTTACTGCGATCGTTGATATATATAATGAGAATCATTACAATAATAATACTAAAAATCTGGACTTTCGTATAGAACAGTTCAAATACATTGCAAATACAAATGTCTCATTGTGTGTTTATGTATGTGTTAATACCCGACCCTACATTGAGAAACTCATTGAAGGAGGAGGTTATACAAATATTAAAATAATGGATGAAATGTACAACATTTCTAATCAATTTCTAATATTTAATATTCTTTTCTCACAAAAGCAGAATATGAATCTTCCGATCATAAGAACTGAACACAAAGATACATTTGAATATTTAACTCTCATGCATTGTAAAATCGATTTTATTGAGAATGCAATGAATGTCAACCCTTGGAATCATGAAAATTTTGCATGGATTGACTTCAATATTATGCATGTGGGTAAAACTCAGGAAGAAAAACTTTGTTTGCAAAAATATTTGTGTGATATATCACAACTTTCTGGTGATCATTTGGATAAAGTGGTTGTTCCTGGATGTTGGCCGAAAGGTAGTCAAATTAATTATATAGCACATCAAATAAATTGGAGGTTTTGTGGTGGGTTTTTTATTGGAAACAATAAAACATTACGAGAATTTTATGATTTATATACTCTGTATTTACCCGAATTCTTGGCTACATATAACACTATGGTATGGGAAGTCAATTTCTGGAGTTGGTTAGAGTGTGAGAAAAACTGGTCACCATTGTGGTATGAATCGGATCACAATCAAAAAATATTGGAAATCCCTTTTATCATGGAAAAGAAATGTAATGATAACAAAATTCTCACTTTATACAACATGTGTGATATTGCTTCAACACTTGAGTATGTTAAAAAACAAGATTATGTTCCTTCGTCGTCTGCATACATTTTTTATAATGGCGAACACTTACTCAATGTAAGATATGTGAATTATATGATGGACGACAATGGATATTATCATTATCGGGACCATAGTAATATCGTAAAAACTCAAAATCATTTGTACCACTTAGACATGGACATTATACCGTCACTGCAAGAAAATAAAGGCGGATGGATGAATGAGAATAAAATCACCTTGGAAAAATACCAAAGTTTTTCACAAGGAATCGAAGACATTCGATTGTATGAATTCAAAGGTAAATTACGATTCATTGCCACAACGATTCAATATTATAGTACTAATGGAGCACGAATGATGGTAGGAGATTATGATCATATCAATATGGAATATGACAATGTAAAAATCATTGACAGCCCCACAAACAGTTTTTTTGAGAAAAACTGGGCACCCATCTATGGTCCTTCTGATAAAGAGCAATTTGTCTATTCATGGAATCCTATGCGTATTGGTGAGATCGATGGAAACACTCTCATATTCACTAAAACCTACGATACAAATCATATGCCTTTATTACAAAAATGCAAAGGGTCAACATGTTTTCTTGACAATGGAGATAATACTTATATTGGAACTGTTCATTATAATACGGATACATTTCCACGTCAATATTATCATATGATTGTGATTCTGGACGCAAATTTACAACCCATAAAAGCATCCAGTCCATTTGTTTTCTTCAAACATTCGATAGAGTTTTGTATAGGTATGGCAATACGAAGTCACTCATATGTATTCTTTATTTCTCAAATGGATCGATCACCCATGAATATTATAATGCGAAAGGAGTCGTTGTATTTTCAAAGTATAAGTCAAAAAAATTGAATCATATAATATGTTTTTTATCATACATCATATATAAGCAAGAATGCAATCAGTAAATCGTGCCATTATTTCAATCGAAGGTAATATTGGTGCCGGTAAAACCACCATATTAAATAAACTACAGGAAAAATTCAGAGACAATAAAGATGTAGTATTTGTCCGTGAACCAGTGGATTTATGGGAAAAATTCAAAGACTCCGATGGCACAAATATGTTAACCAAATTCTATCAAGACCCAAAAAAGTATGCATTTGCATTTCAGATCATGGCATTTACCACTCGGGCCCAATTATTACGACAAGCCATCCTAGATAATCCAGAGTCGAACGTATTCTTTTGTGAACGCTCCTTGGAATCGGATAAGGAAATATTCGCCAAAATGCTACATCACGACGGCATGATGGATGAAATCATGTTTCAGGTATACAATCATTCTTTCCAAGAATACTTGAAAAAATGCGATAAAATCAGTTTGGATCATATATTCTACCTGGATGTTTCACCGGATGAATGTGCGAAAAGAATACAAAAGAGAGGTAGAGAAGGAGAAGACAAAATATCCGAAATATATCTCAAACGGTGTCATGACTATCACAATGAATGGTTGTTTAATACAAAAACTCCTACCTATATGCTAAACAGTTCGATTGAGAAAAACTTGGAAAAAATCGAATCATTGATAACTTGCTTGGTGACCTAAAGATTGGATTCCGGTCTGAACTTTTGAATGTCGACTTTTACTTCGTTTGTAGTGAGGAGAGGGAACTCTTCGTTTCCGTACAATTCGTTTAACAATAACCACTCGAATAACCCACCGTAATATATGTATACCTCTTTTATTCCCAAATTTTGAATTTGTTCATATTTTGTTTCCACACTGTCATCACAACAGTTTTTACCATAGAGTATTACTGGTTTATCCGGAATTTTGTAGTTACTTAGTATTTCATTGATGACATTTTCTTCATCATTCAAATTTATAGTGCCTTTTATCAATACAGTCTGCTCTTGTGATGTTAAAGTGTTGATAATTAAATGGCTTTTAAAATTCATCACCTTTTTTATATCTTCAAAACCCACCTTTTCGTATTTTGATTTTTTGAATAATTCGAACATGAATAAATATACAACCCATGAAATATTTATATGGATAACAAAAAAATTGAAATAAAAATACATCATTATTTATTGCAATATAAATAACTAACAATGGATTTGAAACAAAGCAAACTAACCAAAACTGAATGGAACAATACAGAGATACCAGTAAACCCGAATGAAAAGTTCATCTTGGATGTTATCATGAATGGGTTCAACGACGTCAACATTCGCCTCAACATGAACAAGAGTATGTTTCAGATGGTGAAAATAGAATGCACTCCTGAAAACGAATACTATTTGTTCCAGAAATATTTCTGTGATAACATTAAAAATTTGCATAAAAAATACACTACTTCGTTGCAATATAACGATGTAAAAACAAAAAATGTAAAAAGCCCCAAAAAGTCAGACATGATGCGAATCAACAATATGGATGCATTGTTGATGAATAAAAAAGGCGAAATTTTCGAATTTGTCATGATAGAATATTGCAAAAGAATATTGAAGTCTTTGCATAATGGAACCGATGATTTTGTCATTTGTTTGTACACATTGGTTCATTTGACCAAAAGCAGTATTCTAAATGTTAATAAGTACGTTATGGAGTATATTGATAGTACTATCAAAGAACTATTACAATCTACGAAGATCAGGCAAATTATTCACAATGCATATGAATTCATTGAGAAAAACAGTGCTCTTTTGAAATACGAAGACATAACATTATTCCAACATCAAAAGGAATTGTTTTCACTGTTTAAAAGTCCCGATCCAAAATTAGTGTTATACATTGCTCCCACTGGCACTGGAAAGACACTGTCTCCCATTGGATTGTCTCAAAAATATCGGGTGATATTTATCTGTGTTTCCAGACACGTTGGTTTGGCACTGGCCAAGAGTGCTATATCAATGCAAAAGAAGATTGCATTTGCGTTTGGTTGTGAGACGGCTAGTGATATACGTTTGCATTATTTCGCCGCTTCTATATACGAAACAAATTATAGAAGTGGTGGTGTTGGAAAAGTGGATAATTCCGTGGGTGATAAAGTGGAAATCATGATTTGTGATGTTCAGTCGTATTTGACGGCTATGTATTATATGTTATCATTCAATGATGAAACCGAGATAGTGACATATTGGGATGAACCCACTATTACCATGGATTATGAGTCACATGAACTTCACGAACAAATTCATAAAAATTGGTGTAACAACAAGATATCGAAGATGGTACTTTCGTGTGCGACTTTACCGAAAGAAGATGAAATTCAAGAAACCATCATGGATTTCAAATGTAAGTTTGATTGTGCAACTGTTCACACCATTTGTAGTTTTGATTTCAAAAAATCAATCAGTATTATTGATTCCGATAACTATTGTGTTGTACCTCATCTTCGTTATTCGGACTATGAAGAATTGACAAAATGTGCTCGTTATTGTGATGATAATAAGACTCTTCTTCGGTACTTTGATCTACAAGAAATCATACACTTTGTCGAATATGTTAACGACTATAAACTCATCAATGGAGATTACATGATGGAAAAGTATTTTAGTTCTATTCATGAAATAAATATGAATTCGGTGAAATTGTACTACTTGAAATTATTGCTGCAATTGAAGGATGAAACAATGTGGCAAAAAATACATGATGACCTAAAAAGTCGACAAAAACGTAAATTTCAAGAGTTCGCTGAAAAGCCATTGAAGAGATTACATAGTAATAACGATATGCTACAAACTGATAGAGTTGAAAGTGTATTTAAAAAGCAAAACAGTTTAGACTCTTTATTGAAGACAAATACACAATCAAGTGGAATCTTATTGACTACACAAGATGCTCATACACTGACAGACGGAC